GGAGGAGGTAGCTACAAGCACCAAATCTGGAACTACGGCCTTGACAACTTTACCGCCGTCAGCTTGCCATGGTTTCAACCCTGGAACTGGCGCGCAGTCACGTACCTGGCAGACCGCAAGATGGTTGATGAGGATCACCAACTTGTCGGCTTGACCCCGATACGCATCTTCCGCGGCCTCCCTGCCCTCTTTATGCGACTCTTTGAGTTCCGCCTTTTGAGGCGCCTTGCTGTGCACGACCGAGGGTTCTCGGTCCTGCGGGTCTCACGCCCGCAGGGTATTTTCTTCAGCGTCGGAAGGACTGGAGATTATAACCATGCAACCATACCTGCCGACATCAATGACGCGATTGCCAGCCGCTCTCGCATTGGGAAGCTCGACATCTCTGTCCCTGAGGTTTCGTCCATCCTAGCGCGCGACGACTTGGAAGCCGGTCGGTCAAACACTCTGGCTGCATTGGTCCTCTGTGAGTACCATCGGAGCAAACTCGCATCGAAGCCGAACTTCGTTTTCAACGTTGAATCGGGCGTACGCCGCTACCAGTTTGGCGAGTACGAGCCTGAGGCCAAGCCCTCACTTGTTGCCTTCATGTCACCATTCATTCATGGCGCCTACGCGCCTGACCGCACGCGCGGGAACGATCAGCGTGCGGTGGATGGACGCATCAACTCCTTCACTGAGCGTGAGGCACCCCAGCCTTCGCGCTTCGTGCGGACTTGCATGCGCGAGTTCGCTGAACACCTCTTCCCAACACCACACACCTTGCATCCCACTGACCACGAGGACGTCTACAACCGCCAGCCGCGTCCCGCGCAGCGTACGCTGCTCGAGCGCGCACAGGCCATGCTCCCGTTCCGAATCGTTCAGTCGTTTGTCAAGCGAGAAGCCTACAGCGGTCCCAAGGACCCGCGCATCATCTCGACCGTCAACACGGTCGACAAGCGCGAGTACTCGAGATTCACTTACGCTCTCTCGGATGCCATCAAGCAACAGCCCTGGTACGCTTTTGGCAAGTCTCCTTTGGAGATTGCCCATCGCGTGTCGGCAATCGCACAACGAGCATTGAGTTGGCTGCTCGAAACCGACCATCATCGCTACGACGGACACGTTGGCGAGGTCATGCGAGAGCTCGATCGCATCGTGTTTTTCCGAGCGTTTCACCCGCAACACCATAAGAACCTTGACGAACTCCTTGAGTCACAGTACGGCCTGACGGGCCGCACGACTTTCGGTGTGAAGTACAAGAGCCGACTTAGTCGGCTGTCGGGAAGTCCTGAAACGTCTCTGGCAAACTCAGCAGAAAATTGCTTCGTGTCCTACCTCGCTCGCCGTTTGAGTGACGACAGCGGGAACGGAGCAACACCTGATGAGGCGTGGAATGGGATCCTCTACGGGGACATCTACGGCGGAGATGACGGCCTTGCCTCCGACATCAGCCCAAAACAGTACCTTCGGGC